GGGGGATTTTGGGCTAAAAAACAATTAAATTAAACAACTAAAAAACAAAAAAAATGAATTCAAAAGAGGAAGCAAAGGCGCTTGTAAATGAGTTTTATTCCATTATAAGCGGCTTGGAACTTAATTACATTTCAAGTCTTATAACATTTCCAAATGGAGATAGTCATTTTAAAACAGCCAAACAATGCGCTATAATAGCCGTTGATGAGATTATAAAATCAAGCCCGCACAAACACATCACGGACACATGGGTAATTTTAAATATTGATTACTGGAACGAAGTAAAAACCGAAATACAAAATTTATGACCATACCGTTTGAAACAGGCATCCCCACCAGCCTTTTAAAAGAAAAGGGGTTTGATGAACCGTGTTACGCATATTTCTTCGACAAAGAAATTCGTAATTCATCAGTTCCTTGGAAGAACTCAGAATGTGGAGCGGATATTACCGCCCCCGACTACGACCAAGTGCTTGACTGGCTGGAGGAGAAACACGGGATAATTGTTTGTCCGGTTTACGACAGTGATTCAAGTAAATATAAATGGGACGTTAAATTATATCTTAACGACGATTGTGCTTCTGTTGATGCTTGGACCACCCGCTACGAAGCCCTAAACGCCGGAATAATAGAAGCGATAAAATTGATTAAGTGATGCGAAGCGAAGTAGCCAAAAGAATATTAAGCGAAACCCCTGATGAAGTTAGGGAGCGTGTAAAACAATACGCAAAACAAAAAGTTATGGAACAACAAAAAATTGAACAAATGAACTCGGTTATTGCTGAGTATATGGGGTATAAATCAAGCCCCGACAAATCAGACTTTGTTAAAACGGATGAGAAAGGAATTAATGACTATCGGTATAAATCTGATTTAAAATACCATTCCGATATGAACTGGTTATATCCTGTGTATTGTAAGATTATTAGAGAACCCGCAAATAGTTACAATTACGAGAACTGGATGGCTCACATTGAACACTTGGAGCGTAAAATATCACAAGGTGTACCCATCTCCGAACTCCACGAAGCTATTTACAATGCCATAGTTTGGCTCAAAAATAATAACAAATGAAAACACTTGAAAAGAAACACTTAGCGGCTTATTTGCTCACCGTATTAATAAGGCGAGCAAAGATTAAATGGCTTAAAATCAACAATTAACAATTAAAATACCCGGCAATGAGTAATAATACAAGAGCGACTATTGATGTCGATAAAATGTTTATAAAATTGAATATGCCAGTAAGGCTTATTTATGGAACAAAATCGGCATGGGGATGGAAACCATACGAGCTCCAACCCCGCCTCGAATGGCTTAATGAACAGATTGCTAAACTTTAAGATTTTGATTTTAAAAGGTTTTGTTGTAAATTTGGGATTGTGAAAGTTGATGAAAATGTAATAAATCTATTGAAGCAGCAAGAAAGCGTTACTATTGGTTTTAGTTGCGGGAAAGATTCTTTGTGTTGCGCTTTGATTTTAAAAGAGTTAGGCGTTAATTTTACACCATTCTTTTTTTACCATGTTCCTGAAATTGAGTTTGTTAATAAGCAAATAGAAATGTACGAAAACTTGCTCGATATTAAAATAATTCAACTCCCTCACCCAATGCTTTACGACACAATAAGGCATCAAGATTATCAACCAAAGAAAACTGCCGATTATCTCGTAAATATAGACTACCCTAAAATGACATTTGAGGGGCTTATTGACATTTATTTTGACAGCATAGGTAAAGAGTGCCCTAAGTATGATATAGTTGGAATGAGGGCGGCAGAATCATTTAATCGAAGGGAATTTTTTAAAAAACATGGTGCTGTAAATGAAAAGAAACGCAAAATTTACCCTATATACAATTGGAATAAAGCGCAAACAGTAGAATTTGTAAAGTCAAAGAATATACCTCTTACAAATGATTATGAAATTTGGGACCGGTCATGGGACGGAATAAAATACCAGTTTCTTTATGGCGTAAAGAAAAATTATCCAAATGACTACGAAACAATAAAACAGTATTTCCCATTAATTGATTTAGAATTAAAACGATATGAGTTCAATCTGGAATACCATAAGTAAAAAAAATAAAAAATCTGAAAACAAAACCGATATAGTAAAAGAATTATCGGATGAAATTAAGGAAATAAGGCGCAAAAACATTGATTTTCAGGCAACTAACGAAACTGATACTTATTGTGTACTCGTGTTTTCTTGCGCTAAAGATAGAAATGAATTTGTGCTTAATGTGCTAAATAAAAAAGAAACATTTATAGATGGCTATGAATTTGCAAGGCGTATAGGGGGTTCGCCTGTAAAACCAAGTGTTAAACTTCCTAAACCACTTAATAAATAAAAAATGGGTTCATCAAAAAAAGGGTCTTCAAAAGGAAAAAAAACATCCGGTAAAAAGACAGCAAGCAAAGCCAGTAAAGCAAAGAAAAAAACTAAACGCTAATGGCAAAAAAACTAAAAAGGGGTGAGGAAAAACAAATCCTTGCCCCTAAGTTTACAAAAAATCAAACTAAATTTCTCGATGCGCTTCGGGAGAATTTAGCAATTATATCTAAAGCTGCCGATTCGTGCGGGTTGCACCGTAATAATCATTTTCATTGGATGAAAACAAATGAACGGTATAAGGCGGAATATGAAGCTATTGAAGAGGATTGCTTAGATGTGGCCGAAAACGCGTTAATGAATAACATTATTAATGGGGATACAACGGCAATTATTTTTTATTTAAAAACCAAAGCCAAAAAAAGAGGTTATATTGAAAAAACAGAAACTGATTTTAATATAAAGCGTGAAATTCAGCTTTTCAAAATTGGCGGTCAGGAAATACAGTTATAAAAATAAGATTTTCAATGATAGCGGGACACTCACCGGTGGACAAATCGCACTCGAGGTAAAAAAATGAATGGAAAAACAGATACTTTTTGAATCGTTCCCAAAACAAGACGAGTTTTTAGAGGCTGTTTTCGGTGGCAAGCATAACTTTATACTTTATGGTGGGGCAATCAGGGGGGGCAAAACGTTTGCCGGATTAGGTGCCTTGTTGCTATTGTGCAAGGTTTACCATAAGTCAAAGTGGGTAGTTGTTCGTAATACTCTGCAGACTTTAAAACTTAATACCATTCCATCATTTCGTAAAATCTGCCCGATAGCTTTTATTAAGTCGTATAACCAAGACACTCAAACAGTAACTTTTACAAATGAAAGCCAAATTATTTTTTTAGGCGAAAACTATGCAGACGATAAAGATTTAAACCGGTTTAAGGGATTAGAGTGTAATGGGTTCTTATTGGAAGAAATTAACGAATTACAGCAAAAGACTTTTTATAAAGCTATTGAACGGGCTGGCAGTCATATTTTACCAAAGCAACCAAGGCCGTTAATACTTGCAACTTGCAACCCTACTAATAACTGGGTAAAGGATTTGGTTTATGACAAATGGAAATTAAACTCACTCCCTGATAATTGGCTTTATATACCTTCAAAAATAACCGACAATCCATATATACCTGAGGACTACAAACAAAGTTTAAAATCAATGCCACCTTATGAATATGAGGTGTTTGTTAATGGTAATTGGGACTTACAGGAGAGAACAGGAGCCGAATTTTACAAGTATTTTAGTTTGGATAAACACGTTAAACCGTGCCATTATAACCCCGATTTGCCTTTACATATTAGTTGGGATGAGAACGTTAATCCCTATTTACCTTGTGGTATATTTCAAATTCAGGGTAAAGAAATCCGGTTTATTGATCTGATTTTAGGCCGTAATCCTAACAACACTATTCGGGACGTTTGTAAAGAGTTTATTTTTAAGTACAAAGACCACAAGACCGGCTTATTTGTTTACGGTGATGCAACCAGCCAAAAGGAAGACGTTAAACAGGAAAAAGGGTATAATTTCTTTAGCGTGGTTTTGAAAGAGTTGGCAAACTTTAGCCCGATTAAACGTGTTCCACAGAGTAACCCAAGCGTGGTAATGAGGGGGCAGTTTATTAACGGAATTTTCTGGAATAACTTTAACGAAATAACTTTTAAGGTAGCCCCTCACTTAAAAGAGGCAATTAACGACTTTACCAACACCAAAGAAGCAGCGGACGGAACAAAGGCTAAGATAAACGTAAAAGACCAAAAAAGCGGGGTAAGTTTTCAGGAATACGGGCATATTTCAGATTTAACCGATTATTTGATTTGTGAAGTATTTAAAGTTGATTTTAAGTTGTTTCAATCAGGAGGAATTACTAGCTTTACTGGATCGGTAGGTAGCAGACATTTTAACGAAAAAATGAGATTATGACAACAAAAATCAATATTTATACTTGCTATAAATTAACTTAACAATAAACACCCCAACATGAAAGATAATGTTATGAAAGAATATTGGTTTGATTTCGTTGGAAGCGTGGTTCATTGTTATAAAATGAATGGAAGCGAAGTAGATAAAACAGAAGTAGTAACCATGAATTACAATAGCGAAAATAAATGCTATGAGTTTAACTTTGACGATAAACATTTTACATTAGAAACATCCCCAACAACATGAAAAAAGTAATAATTCACATTGAAAAATTAGTCGAGAAAATAGACTTACAAAAAGATGGATCGCTAATTAATTTTAATCCAGAAATTAAAAGCACAGAAGAGGTAATTGTTAACATAGAAGCGATTTGTAAAAGTTTTATAAACGCATTAAACAACATTAACCAACCCCCAACATGAAAAAAACAATTCTAATCCTGCTAATAGCTCTAGGAGTTAAAGCACAGCAACAGGTAAACTTACAAATAGTAAGAGTTACGCCAACGGTTTGCGCTGGTGATTCGGTGCATATAAATTATAAAGCCGCTTGGCCTTCAAACACAGCAAACCAGTACACGAATTATATTTATATGGGTTCAACACCTTTAGTAATTAAACCGTGGCAGTATTTAAAAGCAAGGCCGAAAGAATACTTTGCTCCCGTTGCTTTTGATAGTGCTTATTGGATTAATGCCAAAGTGCCAAACAATACAGTTGCCGGTGTTTACACTATTTCATCCACAGGAGCGCAAACGCAAACCGTTTACGTTTCTAATTGCACCTGCACTGTTACGGCAGACTTTAGTTATTCGGTTACAAACATGGCAGTAAGTTTTACAAGCACTTCAATAGGCACAAATTCAAACACTGTTTACAATTGGGATTTTGGAGTTAACACCGGCTATCAAGTATTCCCATCAGTAACATCTTATACTTATTTTTTTGCAAACACTTACACGGTCAGCTTACTGGTAACGAATCCAACCTGCAGCAACTCAATAACCAAAACGTTAATAGTTTCACAGCCTACTTTGGACACTGGTATAAACGAACTTAGGCAGGATGGAATTAAACCTGTTTACTTTGACTTATACGGACGGCCTACTGAGCGTAAATACGGAGTTATACTAATTGAGGTAATTGGAAATGTTAGGCGTAAAGTTGTAATTTCAGAATAAATACTTATATTTGTAACTCGATTTTTTCTCCATTGGCAAAACTAAGCCGGACGTTATTGTCTGGCTTTTTTTATGTAACGGGTACAAGCTATAAAATTTCAGGCCGGTATCTTTGCATTAATGGCACGATTACTAAGAGATAACGACTATTTACGACTTATTCAGGCCGATAATTTAGCGCAAATAATCGAATCAAATCAGCAGATTAAACTGGACACCGAACAGTCAGCACAAGCCGAAATGATAAGCTACTTATCACAACGTTATGTTGTTGACGAAGTGTTTAGAGATACCAAAGTGTTTGATTTAGCAGCCGTTTACAAGGCCAAACAATTAGTTGAATATACAGACGTACAAACTTATGTAAACGCTACCCATTACAATACCGATGACAGGGTAACTTACAATTCAAACATTTACAAGTGTTTAGGAACAGACGTTCACGGGGCGTTTAATCCCGATGAGTGGGAGTTAATTTGTGCCGATAAGACATTGTTTTACGCCTTAACACCTAAACCAGAATATAGTCCTTTAGTTACTTATGCCATTGGTGATGAAATATTTTATAAGGATAAAACATACACTTGCGTAAAAGCCTGTATTAATATTTTACCGACAGTTAGTGAATTTTGGGGTACAGGCACCAGTTATTCAGTTACCGGTTTTTATCCCGAGAATACCACTTATTACACTCAGGGAGATAACAGAAATCAGTTAATTGTTATGCGATTAATTGACATTACACTTTACCATTTGCATTCTAGGATTAACCCAAGAAATATTCCTGATTTAAGAAAAGACCGTTACGATGGAAATCGTGATGCTCAAACATTGGGAGCTATTGGATGGCTTAAACAAGTGGCAGCGGGTAAGATTAACGCAGACCTACCGAATATAGTTCCCGAACAAGGATTAGCAATGAGATACGGAACTAGCTCAACATACGATAAAAATACTATGTGGTAATGAAGATTTTAGGATTAGACATAAAATTTAGTAAAGCAGAAAACAAGGTGCAAACAACACCTAAAGAGGCTTATATTAAAAATACCATTAAAGTACCACAGCAGGTTTACCGTATTAGCACCGATTTAGCCAAATACAAGGCTGCTGTTCAATCTGCTGAGTCTATTTACAACCCACAGCGATACCAGTACTATCAACTATGTCAACAGGCTATGTTAGACCCTCACGTTACAGCTTGCGTTACTCAGCTTAAAAACCGGTTATTGCAATCGGAATTTAACGTTTACAATAAGGACGGAAAAGAGGACGAAGAAAAGAGCAAAATATTTGAGGCTAAATGGTTTCGGGATTATCTTAGCGATGTTTGGGATAAAAAACTTTACGGGCATTCATTGATTCAGTTCGAAGACGTTATTAAGGTTAACGGAGTTGAGCAATTCAAGGAGGCCGAATTAGTACCTAGAATCTATGTTAAGCCTGAATTGTCAATTGTTACGGCTAATTATGCCGATTTAAAAGGGGTTAGTTATTACGATGAACCTTACAGAAACTGGTGTATATCAGTAGGCAAAAAACGTGATTTAGGATTGCTTCTTAAAATCATTCCTTTAACCATTTGGAAGAAAAACGCACTTGGTGCATGGGCTGAATATATGGAACGTTTCGGGGTTCCGGTTATTGTTGGGCACACAGATGCAAGCGATAAAATTTCTCAGAATAATATGCAGGAATTTTTAAAAACACTTGCTGTTAGCCACTGGGGAATGTTTGGTAAGGACGATGTGATTGATGTTATTGAAACAGGTAAAGCAGATGCCTTTCAAGTGTTTGACAAAATGATTGACCGATGCAATACTGAGATTTCAAAACTAATATTAGGACAAACCGGAACAACTGATGAGAAGGCATTTGTTGGTAGCGCAGAAGTTCACGAACGTATTTTAAAATCACTTTGTGATGCCGACCTTCAGGAAATTTACACCATAAACAACACTCAACTACTGCCTTTAATGAACAATTTAGGCTTTGGCTTAGAAGGGTATTATTTGGATGTTGAACAGGAAGACGAATTTGA